AATAGTTTCCTTTATGTGGATTATCCAGCTGGGAGGTTAAGGCGTAACGCATCGCATCAATGCAGTGGTTAAATGCATCTAGTGGTTTATTAAGTGTTTCACCTTCTTTATTTTTTAGCCATATATAATTTTGTAATTCTTTTATTATATTATAGCTTGTTTTTGTTATATATATTTTATTTTGGTTTATTAAGTTAATGCCGTAAATAATACTGTCCTTTCCTTTTTTTGCAGGTAATATCAAATGCCCATAGCTTGTTAATTCTGCTATGCTTTTAGGCTCAGCACTATCAGCATATATAATTTCAGTGGCCTCATGTGTTTTTAGAAGGCTGCTGATTTGGCTGTTCAATAGTCCACGCTGGTAAATTACCTCATCAAATATATAGGCGTCATTATACTTATATAATGCTATTAAAGTTGATGGGTCATTGGTGTATCCAAAGTCCATCCCATAGCATAGCAGGCGGGCCTCGCTAGGTAAATTAATGGGCTTCCAATCTTTAATACATGCACCCTCCAAACTACCTATTTCACCCAGCCCGTAAACATTCCACCAGTTGCGCCAATATGTAGAATGCTTTGCTCTGTGTTTAGCTTTTTCAATATCATCTATAATTGTTTGTGACAGGGCCTCATTATCTTTATATGTAAGCTTTACAAATTCAGTGTCGTCTTTGCCTTGTAATTCAGTATGAGCCCAGAAGCTAGATGTAGGGTTAAAGTCAATCCATATATCGCCTGATGTTCTTATTGCCAGTTGGTTATATGCTTCAAATGGAATATTGTTTGCTTCATTAACATATAGTATATGCCGCCTAGCCCCCCGCAACTTGTCAGCTGATTCAATACTAAAGAACTCAATATAGCTGCTATTGCTGAATGTATATTTCAGCATTGACTTGTTATACTGTACATCATTATATCGCATTGTCATCAGCATTATTTTTAAGAAATCTTTTAATGCACCCCTGCGCAAATGTGGAACGCTCTCGCTAACTACACTAATTTCAGTTTTGGGGGTGCGTATTGCTGCGTCTATTAAAATAGGTAAGATGCCGAAAGTTTTACCAGCGGAGGTTCCTCCCTGAATTATCTTTTTACGTTTCTTTAATTTAAGTAGTTTTTTAATTGCAGTAGTAACTACAAAGTCATTCATTATATATCTGATATATTAAACAAAGGCTGTTCAGCATTTAACGTAATATCTTTTGTTTCCCTTGGTTTGCCAGCATAGTAATGATAGAACATTTGTATAAACTTAAATTCGCCACGCTCTATTCCTTTTTTTAGTGCGGAATAAGCTGCAGGCTCAAGAGGTGTTAATCGTTCAATTAACTTCACTTCCTCGGCCTTTGGTTTGCGGCCTCCGTTGCTATGTCCTCCGTTGTTTATTCGTCCATCCATAATTGAAAAATATTGAGATCAATTTATTATATAACATGATATATTTGAATTTGTTATATATTTTATATTAATCGTTCAATTAATTTACTTATTCTGAATTCAGCTTTTTTAAGTTGTGGGTCAGGGATTTGTTTTACTTTTGTTAATATTGGTTTGTGCTTGGTTTCTATTTTTGTTTCAACCAATTTGTTATATTGTTTTTGTAGCTTGTTATGCTGCAGCTTTAATGATTCATATTTCTGTTTTATTGGTGTATAGGAATCTGAGTTTATTATTCTATTATATATATCCATAAATTCAGGATTGTATTGTTCAAAACTTGGGAACACCTTGGCAATAGAATGAACGACTGTTGCATGGTTTAATTTTAGCGTTTTGCCTATTTGTTTTAAAGACAAGTTTGTTCTATCCCTACAAATTTTAAAATAGATGGCCCTGCCATATACAACAGGACGGGTTCTAGTTAGTGGTGTTATGCTATACCCTAGTTCCCTTTCTACTAGTTTTTTTATTTCTAATGCTTTCATAATTGTTTATTAATTAATTCTATTAATTTAATGTATTCTATTGCGCGCTGTATTCCCGCACATTCAAGATACATTTCTTTTTTTTCATACTCAAATAAGATAATTTGTAATTCTTCTAATTCTAAGCCGTTTATATAATCACTTATTGCTAAATGATAGTATTGATTAATAATATCATTCGGCGTGCTGTCCATCGGCTAGAATAATGAGTGCTGTTGTTTTTTATGTATCCTTTCCTGTTTTAATAAGTGCTGTTTTAGGTCCTCAATTCCTGTGGCGTGCAATATACAAAATAATATAACACTAATACAAACATTGCTGTTAATTAATTCTAAATTTGGGTTAATATTATTTACCCGTGTCTGTATGCTTTTTAAATGTCTGGCGGTTTGCTGGCTATTTCTTTTTTCTCTTCCTTTTTTGCCGTCCCCTAGTATTTTAATTATATAGGGCTGGGCCTTTTTAATAAATGAGCTATTCATAAATCTGTCGCCCTCGTATAGCACTATCTTTCCTCTAGTGGCTATTAAGAACTCATCTAATGAACTCATAACGTTCATAGCAAGTTTATCGCTGCCGTCAAATAGATCGTTCATATAACGTCCTGTTATAATATAGGGGTCATTTTGTAAATAATGCAAAAGCCCTATTTTTTTTTCTGTTTTAGTATGCAAGCTTTTAATTAAGGTTTGCATGACATGGGTTTTTCCTACTCCACAATTCCCAATTAATAAAATATTTATTCCCATAATGTATTGATATTAAAATTATTGGCATAATGTTTGTATTCATTTTCCATCATTATTACTTCACCTGTTAATCTGTAGTGGTTTTGTTTTTGTTTGCATAGCTTTAATTTAACAGGGTTGTCTTCACAGCGTAAAAAAGGAGGTAAATATTCCTGTCGGGCTTTGTAAAATATATCAAGGCTTTTATTCCATTTTTTTTCTGCATGTTTTATTCTGTCAAAAAACATATCGTTATAAACATTTGGATATCTTCTGTTAATTCTATGCCAGCTTTTATAACAACAGAGGGTCGTTTCCAGCGTGAAGTAATTAACAAACGGGGCTTTTATATATTGCTGGGCTTCCTGTAACAGCAAGGCGGCTTCTGTATTTAACCAGCTAATTATTTCTGGTGAATATATAACGGGGTTGCTTTTAGTCCAGTCCAAATCATCCCTCCCGAGTACCTTGCAGAGCCCATTCCGATGGCTTTTACTGCCCTTTATATCTTCTAAGAATAAGTCATTGCATTCTACATTTAAACCTATAATATTTAAATATTCAATATAACTAAACGCCGTTAGCCTCCCAAAATATAAAAAATCCTTATTTACTATTTCCCAGAGGTCATGGAAGTTTTCCTGAGCATTGGTTGAGCTACAAATTTCATTAAAATACTCTTCCTGAGTGCGGCCGTTTAATAAGGTTAAATAATTTTCAATGCATTGTATAAATGAATTCTTAAAATACCTGCGGTCAGTATCCCAGCCAAAGAGGCCATAATTATAATAAAAAAACTCTTTTAATTCAAACAGGTTTAACTTTTGTAGATTATTAAAATTTTTAAATATAATAAATGATGTAACAATGTTTTGACTGCACCCATTAATAAAACATAACCAATATGATTCTTCTTTGCTAAGGTTTAATTCTTTTATTAAATAAGGAATAACATAATAAACCGCCCCAGCATGTGCTCGGTATTTAGTATGAAATTTATAAAATTCTAAAAAAACCTGTCTTCTGTATTGTGGTTTTCGAAAATCCATGCCAGCTTCTAATTTCTTAACTGGCTTTATATTATTTAATTCACAATAAGTTCCTATCATAATAAGTTGAATTGATTTTCAAATTTTCCAATGCAAATAATATCAGCTGTTTGTCTGTCTAACAAAAAACCGTATTCTGTTCCGCCCGCTTTTGTAGTGAAACCCGCGTGCAGTTTTAATTTCTTTTTTTCAAAATATTGTTTTAATAGTTTAGTGCTAAAAACGTAACATTCCTTTTTATTACCAATGACATAAAATCGTTGAGGTATTTTTTGGTCTTTATATATCCCGCTTGGATAAATCTTTTCTTGGTTGTACCTGCGCTCTACACTAATATATAAATTATTTGTTTTATTAAATGTCTGGTCGTTTTTAATTTCCCAGCCTTGATAGTTTTCTCCAAAATAATACTGTTCATCTTTGGTGGTGCAGTGCGTGAGGGTTAATCCCCATTCATCGCTAAGTTTGTTATATACCCAGTCTTCAAATGCTAGGCCTTTGTGTTGTTTTGTGGTCATGTGGTTAGAGTTTTAAATAGCCTGTTTTGCTTTGTTTAATGTTTTGTAATTCT